TTCCCGCTGTTAAACGCGCAGGCATCCCGCCAACGCAAAAAGCCCCGCCGAGGCAGGGTTGTTTGGTTCGTTATGTTGCACTAATTAAAGCGCGTAGGTAGTCAAGGCAAGGAATACACCAATTTTAAGCAGGGCGCAAGGGGGGTTGTTACGGTGCGGAAAATTTACAAACCGTGCAAGCCTCATTCTCATACGTTCCCACCACAAGATACTGGCCGGACAAACGGTCACGCCTCATGTGAAAGAAAACTGCCTCTACTTTGGGGTAATCATAAAGCGGTCGCACAATAGTGTCGCGCGAATACGAATCAACCATTGGCATTGGCAACATGGCGCGGAACGTGTCGCCACGCTTCATTGCTTCAATGTCAAAAGTTGAGTGAGAGTCGGCCCAAGCGTCTAAAATTATTTGCTGATTTGTCATGTCATTTTCCCTTTGTTGCTGTTTAAGCCTTGGCCCTTTACGCAGGGCGCAGGGGGTTAGATGCGGCGATATACGCGTCATAGACATCAACGCCCCTTGTCTTAGCCAGTAATCTTGATGACCGCATAACAGTATGCCTAACTGTTTGCTTGTTAATTCCGTAGACCAAGGCCGCAGATTGCAAGGTGTCACCGTTAAACACACAACGCGCAACAATGTCGCGGTTTCTCTCGCGCTGGGCCTTAGCCCCAAGGCTGAAGTCCGTAAATTCAGCGGCGCTTTTTACGCCTATAGAAGTCAAAATCGCCTTAAGGATTTGGCAAGTTGTTTCTTTTGTCATGTCATTTCCCCTTTGTTGCTGGTTAAACCCTAGCCTGCAATTCCATCAACGTCAACGGCCTACCGTTTGCCGTTTGGGACGACAAAAATATGTGGCCCGCCCCAACCTCGATCCGTGTGGACAAAAATCGGCCCCCCATTTGATCGCTTGGCTTTCTCAATGTGGGCTGGAAGATCATCTACGCAGTCACTTACCGACTGCTTCACAAAGGCGATAAATTTAGCCTCGTCAGTAAACGCGTTAACGCCTTCAGACCCATGTTCTTCGTGTCCGTCGCAGAATATAAATATAAAGTCAGCCATTGTTCTCTCCTTTGTTAGACCTAAACCCTAGCCTGCAATTCCATCAACGTCAACGGCCGCCCATTTGCATCCATGAGATCCCGAAAAGATATTTTACCGTCACGCCATAGCTTTGCGCGGCCAACGCCTAAGTTTTCGTCTTGCTCTGCAACCGTGCGCTTTGACAGCCATCCCTCAAACGACGTGTCTTGCGCTATCCGCCCGTCAAGGCTCGACCGCGTTGTGTCCGTCATTTCGTCAATGTCAAAACCCAACTCGCGGAAAGACTTTAGCACCGGCGCAGATGTTGACCGACAACCCCAGTGCAGGTTTCCCGGCCCGCCGCCCCAAGGCAACGTGTGGTCAATCGGTTCATGCGCGCCGACGGTATATGTCAGCCCGTCGCGCGCGCCACATTCGGTTGTGGTGCGCAGATCAATTGTGCTTACCCACTGTTCGGCTTTTACAATGTCGTCATTTTCGGCATAGACCGCTTGCCGTGATGCCTGCGAAACCGCTTGCGTTGCGGATCGCACAAGGCTGTCGGCATGGCTGCGCGTGATGTCCATGAAGCCCTTGACCACCTCGCCATTCTGCTTTCCACCACGAATGCGCCGAATTAACTGCGCGTTTGTTTCGCCCTGCGCAATGCCAAGCCGCATGTTGTCCGTAAACCGCTTGAGCGTGTCGCCAGCTTGCCGTGATAGGGTTTCGGCCACTGGTGCGCCTTGCACCAACAGATCGCCCGTGATAGCCACTAGCTGCCCGCGCGTCAGTTCGGATGTGATAAGCTGCACGCCCGCGCTGTTGTTGATTGCCGCGACGGCGAACCGCGCTTCCATGTCCGCAATTTCGCGCAGTTCATTGGCCAGCCGTTTACCCTCTGCGCGATAGGATGAAACGATTGTGGCCTTGACCTGATCCAACAGCTTTTCCAGCCGTGCCGCACGGCGCGATATGCTGCCAATGCCAGTCGGATCAACCCGCGCAAGCTGTGCAACAATGTCGCCTTGCAGCGTCGCCAAAAACTTGTTCACATCACGCGCCTGCCCCGCCGCCAGCCTTTGCAGGTCCAGCGCACGGGTTTGCATGGCGTCTAGGATTTTATCGTTTGCGCTAGCCATTAATTAGCTCATAACCGTCTGGCGTGTCTGCGTGTAGCCACGGCTTCTCACCTTGAATAAAAACCCATTCCAGACCTTTCTGAAAAACAGACGGCCCAAACGCTGTCCGCAAACAAATATCCAAAATATCTTTGTTGGTTGGGGCGCTTTTCCAAGTTATGCGTTTTAGTTGTAGCATGGTTCATTCTCCTTTGTTGCGTTTGCAGATGTCATTTAGGTGCGCTCTTTATTAAGCGAAACCCAACGGTTTGCGGCTTGGAATACGGCAGTCGATTTCCATCTGGCCCCAAAAGTCTTGAATGTGTTCGGTGTTCTGTCACATGTACTTCGTCAGCGTAGATGCCTGACTCCCCACTCCAAGGGTCGTAAACGTCTCTTGAGCCTGCCATGTCATTTTCCCTTGTTGCTACACCCACGCACATTACGCGATGACGCGAAAAACGCAAACGCAAAATGTTACCGCCCCAATACTTCAAACTGTCCGCCGGATTTCAGCGTAATGTTGTTTGTGCCTGATCGGTTTTTAACCCAGACTTCCGCGCGGTCGCCCTGCTGCATGGTCACGGTTGCGCCAAACGACACGTTGCTTGCCAGCGTGCCAAGTAACCCGCCGTTAATTGTCGCCTCGTATTCCGGCCCGACGTTTTCATAACTGGACGTTGCCGCGATAAAGTGACGAAGCTGGACGGATATTTCAGTATTCGCCTGCCCTGAAAACGACATGGTGCCGTCCGCGCGGCCCTCGACCGCCTGTGCGCAATCAGACCGCAGCCCGTTAGTGTTTGCTGTACTAAACCAGTATGGTTCTACAAGCGTCATTGCACCCGTGATTTGCGTCAAGGTGTTTTGCGCCGTGATAGTGATAACGCTGTCGGCAACGGGAATGTGCGCCGCGCCGGGGTAGGTGTTTCCAATGCCTACGCAGTCTTGAATGAGTGCCTTGGTCGAGGTCGCTGGCATGTTTGGCAGGGTGTTAGATAGGGGGTTTGTGCGCAGCCCTGATAATGCAAAGCCCGCGTCAAGTAAAATGTTGGCCGGCGCAAAGTCGCAAAAAATTCCGCCGTTTGTGCCAAGCGACAGCGCGTTAATGTTAGACCGAAACGACCCGCCAAGCGTTAGGTTTGCACCCGCGCGGAACAACACGCCGGACATTGGCGCGCCCACTATAATGCTATCGAACGCAGCAAATCCGCCCGCCCATGTGCCGGAAAGCGTCAACCCGTCCGTGATGCTAATCCAAGCGACGTCGCGTGCAAGCCCTTGCCTGTAATTTGCTGCAACGCCAACTGCGGTGCAGGCGACAAAGTTAACGCTGTTAAATTCTAGCGTCGAGCTGTTTTGTTGGTTGTCAATGTCTACAACCTTTGAACTCGCGCCCGTCACTTGAAAATCAATGTCGTTTAAGGAAAGGTTGCCAGAATAAGATCCGGCTTGCGTGATAAACATTGTATAATTGTCAACGCTACTTTTCAGACAAGACACGCTTGGCCCGTATCCGCCTATGCGCAATCCGCCTGTCGGCACAACAATTTGCGTTGACTGCATGTCAACAGTGCCGTCGATAAAATACAGCTTGTCGCTTTGTAACGTTCCTGCAAGCTGATCTGGCGATGTCACATATACAACCGACTGCGGTGCTGCTGTGCTGGCCGCGCTTGGCCCGCCTGCAATCATCCCGTGGAACTGTGACCCGTCTTTGCCCTTGACCTTGCCCGCGTCGATCTCGCGCCCGTCTGTGAGAGTGACGATAAGATGCCCACGCTTGTCTACGCTTGTGTTGTCAACGCCCACGCCGTCTTGGCCGTCTGTTGCTGTGGCGTCTTTGCCGTCTGTGCCGCTCGTTCCGTTTGTGCCGTTTTTCCCATCGGCCCCGTCTTGCCCGTCAATTCCATCTTGCCCGTCTTTGCCGTCCAGACCATTCGACCCATCGGCACCGCTTGAACCGTCTCGCCCGTCAGTGCCGTTGTCGCCGTCCGATCCATTCCCGCCGTCGATGCCGTTAATGCCATTTTGCCCGTCCGATCCATCTGCACCGTCCGTCCCATCTTTTCCATCCTTGCCGTCTTGCCCATCAATGCCATTGATCGCCTTACGCGCCTCGACAGCCTTTAGCCTGTCACGCAACAGCGCAAAGCCCTTGCCGACAAACTCGCCTAGATCATCATTCATTTGCGGCCCTACTTCTTTGGCTTTGGCTTGCGTTTGGTTGTTGGCTTTTTAGGGTATTTCATAGGGTTTCTCCCATAGAATCAAGGCTCTTTGTCAAAAATCTTTTGTAACGGTTCAAGCCTGCCGTGACTAAAAACCGCCGCCATGCCCAAGACATCATCCTTACGCAATAGTAAGTTGTATTGCCTTTTTTGTGCGCCTGCCATTCCCAATCTTTCATATCATCCACCTATTCATTCAATGCGGCCAGCGCGTTATCAACGCTACTTGGCCCCGTAAGATCCAGCGCGTCTCCCGTCAGGTCCGGCGCCTCTTCGCTGATTGCGTCCATGTCGGTTTCCGTATCTAGATCGGGACGCAGGAACCCGCGCCGCTTGCGTTCCTCATAATACGCTTGTTTTGACAATAAGCCAAGCGACACATCGGATTGCATAACCTGCACTTCCTGCGCTGTCAGTGGCGTGATGCCAAATTCCTTGTTGACCTGCACCGTGATATTTTCCTCGGGCAGCCCAGCGTAGAACGACATCCAGAACAAAGCCTGCTCAATCGCATCCTTGAGGTTGTCCGCCATCATCGCCAAGGTTGACGTTTCTTTTGCGGTATCCAGTACGGCACCAGTGGCTGTCTCATGGCTGGCAACCAATAGCTGCAAGCCCAGCGCCTGCATTTGAAACTCAAGGTCTTTTAGGTCAGTACGCCCAGCGCCAATAGCCTGCCCAGAGTGTTCAACCCACGACAGCTTGGCATCGGCATCGCGTGACGTGACAGCTTGGCTTGCGCTGATAACTAGCGGTTCATCGTCACCGCGACCAGACGCAAACAGGATTGGTACGCGCGCAAAGTGCAGAATGTTGCGCTGGTCTGATTGCGATTGCCAATGCGCGATATTGACGTCGGCCAGATCCTCCAGCACAGGTTCGCCAGTGAAAAAACCCGTGCGCTGTGCATAGAACGGGATAACTGTGATTTCTTCCGCGTCGGTCAAGTATTCGTCGTGCAGGACAAACTTGTCCTTTGCGTTTTTGCGGTAGACGCGCACAAAAACAACGCCGTCGCGCCGCGTAATAACCCGCACTTGGTCGACCGTTACCTGCGCAAATTCGTCTTGCGGGTCGTCAACGCTTATGCTTTCCGAAATACGCAGCATAGACAACGCCAGCACGTTGTTAAACATTTCTTTTTTGAAGCCTAAGATATTTTCAACCGTCAAGTGGACCATGTAAGGCCGCAACCCCAATGCGCTTGCCTGCGCGCGTGTTGTGTCACCATCGCGGCGCGGGGCATCCACCATGATATACGAAACGCCCGGCACAAACGCATCCTTAAACACGTCAGACGCGAAGGCGCTTAGATCCTGCCCTTGCATGTTGATGTCCGTGGCAAACTCTTTTAGACGCTCTGGCCCTTCGCTGATTTCAATCGGCTTGGAAAACACGCGGCCTGTCATGTCTTTGACCGTCTTGCGCATCCCATTAAACAGCCAAGATGATGCAAGCCGCGCCTGATAATCCTCGTCGGCTTCGGCCTTAAACTTTGGCAGGTATGTTTTGCCTTCCTTGCGCATGGCATCGGAACCGCCCATCAAGGCACGCCCCTTTGCCGATGCCTCAATCATTTTGGCCATAACAGCCGTTCTTGTGTTTACGCTGTCAGACATTTTATCTCGTTCCTGTGATTAGGTCGTGTTTAATTACTTCAAGTATGCCGACTGCATTGGCA